GTTTTGTTTTGTTTGATACTTCTATTACATCTACTATATTTAGTACCGTTGAACTGTTTACTCATAATTATTCCTTTCTTATTATTTATGATAGTATTTTACAGTATTAAACCTTAATAGTACATTAAATAAAGTATATTTAATTAAGTAAAAATATAAGTAAATATAGTTATAATATTACATAAAAAAAATTAAAGGACATATTATGACTAAAATCCACGGAATCCACCATGCTTCACTCGAAGATGTATATTTAAAAGTTCAATTAGAAGAAGTGACTATAAAAGATATAAAAACAGGTAAAATTAATTATATCGGTAATTATTCAGCAGATAAAAACAGAAAATTAAATGAATCTGAAACAAAGTTATTAGCACCTCTATTTGGAGTAGTTAATTTATCTATAATTAATTAATAAGCATTTTCATTAAGCTAACCTTAAGTATATATATTATATAATATAATAAAAAATAACAAGGTAACTTAATGAAAATAATATCTATATTAATAATCACAATGCTAACACTAACACTTATAACAAGTATAGCATCAACATGTACTACTGTATACAATAAATCTCAAATAATTCATAAATATTAAGTTAATTAATATTATAATAAATTAAATTAAAGGAGATTTATTGTCAGAATTAATAAAACAAACCGAAGTAATAATAGAAGAAACTCAACGAGAATCTATTATTAATAGACCTTATAATCTAGCAGGTTCTATTAAAGAAGTTACTAAAGATAGATTTAATATATCTAAAAATGGAATCTATTATTCGAAATCTAAAGTAGTACCCGCTCTACTAAAACTATTTATGGAAGCATTAGATAACCCTATAGACGTCGCAATTAAAGGGGGTTGTAATAAAATAGATATAGTAGTAGATAATAAGTCTATATCTATTAGTGATAATGGTTATGGAGTAAATACAAATAAAGATAAAATAGATAATGAATATATCGTATATAAAGCATTTTGTAAATATAATGTAAGTTCTAATTATCAAGATAATAAAGGAAAAGGACAGAAAGGGGTAAATGGTATAGGTATTAAACTATGTACAACTCTTAGTACTTTATTTAGTGTAGAAACAGAAGATTCTAATGGAAGAGTAAGGTTAATAGCAACAGAAAATAATCTCAATCATGAAATCAATGTATTAAAAAGAACTAGAAAGACAGGAACAACAGTATACTTCGAACCTGATTTCAGTATCTTTGATGTTGATAATATCAATAAAAACCATATAGAAAGAATGTATGAATATACTTTAATGCAATCGTTAACATATCCTAATATTAAATTTAAATTTAATGGTGTTAGAGTTCAAATAAAACCTAGACAATTTATGAAATTATTAGATGAGAATATAGTTTTAGCTGAAGAAGAAGATTATTTCTTCGGTATTGTTCCTAATACTTCAGGAGAATTTAAACAATTATCGTATATTAATGGTTTAGAGATATCTGAAGGAGGTACTCATATTGATGTTATTTTAGATACTATTGTACGGAATATGAGAACAAAAATATCTAAAAAATATAAAAATATAAAGCCAGGTGATATTAAATCTAAATTAACACTAGTGTTAATAGGTAAGAATATGAAAAACATAGACTGGGAAGGACAAGTTAAAAATAAAATAGCTTCATCGATCCCTAATATAAAAGAATACTTTTCTAATATAGATTTAGAAAAGTTTAGTAATAAAGTTTATAATAATAAAGAAATCCTTAATAATATATTAGATTACTTTAAAATTCAAGAAGAATTTAAAAAACAAAAAGAATTAAAAAGTTTAGATAAAAAACCAACTAAAAAACCAAAAGATGATAAATTTCTAAGTCCAGTAGGTAAATGGACTAATATCCTTCTATGTGAAGGTGATAGTGCTAGAAACTCATTAAGTTCAATTTTAGGTAGACATGAAATGGGTTATTATGCTATGTTTGGTGTACCTCCTAATGGTTATGATATGAAAATAGAAGATATCATTAAATCGGTGAAATTAAAAGCTATTCAGAAAATAGTAGGATTACAATATAGTAAAACAGAACAAAGTAACTTAAATTTCGATAATATTATATTAGCTACTGACGCTGACTTACCAGGTTTCTTTATTAGAGGTCAATTAATAGGTTTATTTTATAGATTCGGTAAAAATCTATTTAATGAGAATAGAATCAAAATATTAAGAACTCCTCTATTTGTTTGTACTAAACAAGAAAAAATAGTCAATTGGTTTTATTCTTTCGAGGCTCAAAAAGAATTTGAGAATCAAAATAAAGGTAAAGGTTATTCCTATGAATATAAGAAAGGTTTATCTGGTTGGGATAAAGATGAATTACAAACAGTTATTGATAAAGATGGTTTTGATAATATGTTAGAAACACTATCTTTAGGAGATATAAAAGATGAGTTGGATGAAACTCATAATTTAATCCATAATTGGTTATCATCAGATAAATCTAATAGTAGAAAAGAAATGTTAAATAATTTTAATTTTAATATATTAAGTATGTAAGGTAAGAAATGATAAAGAAAAGATTAGTTTCTTCTTTCTTTGAAGAAGAATATAAACAACAAGCTGCTAATAACAACTATCAAAAGATAGCTTCCTATGTTGATGGTTTAAAACCTACAGCAAGGAAAGTTATTCATACAGTTATTAAAAATAACTTAACTTCATGGACTAAAGTAGAGGTATTAGCCAATAAAACAGCAGGTGAAACTGAATATTTAGGTGGGTCTTCTAATATATCAGGAGTAATCACAACTATATCTAAAGGTTATGTTACATCTAATAATATTCCTATGTTAGATACTATGGGGAACTTCGGACAAAGATTAGATAATAAACCTGGAGAACCTAGATATATTAAAGTTAGAAAAGGTAATATATTAGAAGATTATTTTAGTAAGGTTGATAATAATATATTAATCGTACAAGAATTCGAAGAGACTATTATTGAGCCTAGATTTTTTGTTCCTAATCTACCATTTATATTATTGAACGGGAGTATGGGTGCTCTAGGTACTGGACATGCTCAAGAAATATTACCTAGAGATATTAATGATATTAAACTTTATATTAATAATTATATTAATGATATACCTAATTCTCCTTTAAAACCTTATTGGAATAACTTTAGAGGTATCATTAAGCAAGGTGAAACATATAATAAATGGATTACAGAAGGTTTATATAAAGTTAATAAAAGACAAATAACTGTTTATGAACTACCAGTAGGTTATAGTTTATTATCATATACAAAAAAGTTAGATATATTAGTAGATAAAAAAGTTATTAGAAGTTATATAGATGAATCTAATACTAAAACTGATAAATTTATGTTTATTATTAAGGTTGATACTAAATTTAAGTTAGAACATGAGAATATTTTAGATAAATTAAAATTAACCTCTAAGTTTAGTGAAAACTATACAGTTATGGATGAAAATAACTCTATTAAAGTATTTGATAATTCCTCTGATTTATTAGACTCTTATATTAAAATAAAACTAAAATATTTAGGTTTAAGAAAAGAATATATTATTAATAAAATTAAAGATGATTTAGCTATTATGGTTAGTAAATATACCTTTATTAATCTAATAATAAATAATAAGTTGATTATTAACAAAAGAAAGAAAAATGAAATTATACTAGAATTAGAAGAATTACCTGATATAATTAAAATTAATAACAGTTATGATTATTTACTAAATACTCCTATCTATAATTTAACTCAAGAAAAAATAGATAATATCTATGATAATATTAAACTTAAAAAAGAAGAACTTCTTAATGTGACTAATAAAAGTATAGAAGTAATGTGGTTAGAAGATATTAAGAAAATAGGTTAATATTAAGAATATTCTGTTATAATATTATACAAACAAAAATTAAAAGGTAATAACATGACATTAGAAACATTAATTGGTAAGAAAACAAACCTTAGAGGTAAAATTGATATGACTTCACATGCTAAATGTAAGGAAACTATCAGACTCATAAAAAAAGGTAAACTAGACGCAACATACCCAATAGGAAATAAATATACTTCTTTACTAAAATAAAGAAGTATCTAATTGATATTTATCTTCGATACTTCTTTACTAAAATAAAGAAGTATCTAATTGATATTTATCTTCGATAAGAAAGTAATTTACTTTTAATTTAGTAATAAGCTTAGGATCAGTTAAAGGTAAGTATAAATTACCTTTAATAGTTAAAGGAACATCTACTTCAATAATTCTTAATTCATCTTCTGAAGTAGTATCAGGTAAAACTATACTAAAATCACCAATAGTAACAGGAATAGTAGTAGGTTCTTCTTGTATATCAATCTCATTGATTTTTAAACTATAATCAGGTCTAAATAGAGGAGCTATTTGTTCTATTATAATAGTTGCATCAGTAAAGGTTCTTGTAGCTATATACATGGTAAATTGAAAATCATAAGAAACACTATTATACTGTTTCTTATGATCTAAACGAGCTAACTTATTAGTATTTCGCATAGGTGCTTTACTCATACCCTCAAAAGATAAAACAATTTTAGGTAGAACATTTACATTTCCATTTAATATATTTTGAGTTTCGATACTATCTAGATGGAATGCTTTTTCTTTACTACCGAATATAATAGGAACCTTAAAATCATATTCTCTACCTTCTTCATCATCATATCTAACAATATGAATATCATTAAATAAATCTAATAATGCTATTGTATAATTCTTAATACTAGAATGATGATAATATTTCATATACTTCCTTTTTACTATATTTATAAATATATTTAAAAGGATTAGTGTGACAGAGATAGTTCCTTATGAATTAGAAGAAATAAAAAACAAACTTAAATTAATAGCATTAAAAGACTTCGATATAACAGATGCTCAGTATGAAGGTTCAAATATTTCTCAATTAATAAACTTAATATCTTATGCTTCTATGGCTAATAATATTAATTTAGCTTATTCAGCTAATGAAACTAACCTTATATCTGCTACTCAATTTAATAATGTAGTGAAGAAAGCTAAAGAGTTAGGATACATATATAAGTTAAATACTAGTTATCAGTATACAATAAAATTAGAATGTATAGATTTTGGTTTACAGACTATACTAAAATATAGTATATTTACCGATTCTAAGAATCAATATATATATCTAGGTAGTGATATTATAGATAATTATGGTGTGATTATAGAATTAGAATCTACTAGTGATTTTGAAGTAGGTGATATAGTTTCAGATATTAATGATAATAGTATTAAAGTTTTAGAAATTACGGATAAAACTTTATTAATTGATTTTAATATAGAAGAATATAGTACTGATAGAAAAGAAATATTAGTCTTAAAAGATGGTGATTTTATATCATTAGGAGAAATAGAAACATTTCTATCGGATAATTCATATAAAATACAATTTAATTATAATCTATATGAATTCTATGAAACATTTAGTAAAATAGAAACAAAAACTATTAATAATAATAAAATATCTCTATCAGAGTCTATATTTACTATAGAATCAATTAGTGTAGATGGTTTATTAATTCCATTAGAAACTTTAGTTAATAATAATAATACTAATACTATTATATTCAATAGTAATTATAATAATAAAGAAGCTATAATCACTTATAGGTATAATGTACTACCTGATATTTATATCAGTGATACTTATATTAGTGATGAAAATCTAAATCTTAGAGGATTTTCTCCTACACATTTTGATATTAATCTAAATTTACTAGAGTTTAACCTAGATTCTAAATTAGATGAAACATTAACCAATATATTCAAAAAGAATAGGATTATTTATAATAATAAAGAATATATAATAAAAAATAAAATAATGAGTAATACTCTAACCTTAGATGTTAAAGAAGGTGTTTTAGATAGATATGAAGATAACCCTAGTTATAACTTTATATTCACCGAAGCTATACAAAAGAAAGGTTATTTCTCTATAGAAAAAAAAGGTTTAGAGAATGATGGGTTAGAATTATTTATTAATGGTGTAAGATTTAAGAAACAAGAATCTTTATTAATGGAGAATATAGATAAAAAAAGTTTCATAGTAGAACCTGAGTCAGATTGGAATGACATATACAAGGTATACACTAAATATGCAGATTTAGGTTATGATATACCCTTAGATAGTAAAATATCTATTAATATGTTAACTTCTAAAGGAAAAGAAGGTTCTACTACTGAATTATTGAAATTCGATAATCCAAGTTTTAATGTAGTAAGTTATAATGAAAGCTATAATAACTTATTAATAGTAGAAGGAAGTAATATAGAAGGGAAAGAAGAAATAAGAAAAAACGCTATATTAGTTAATAATACAGCTAATAGGGCAGTGACTGCATTAGATTATAAGGTTATATGTAATCAACAAGCATATATTAAAGATACTAAGGTATGGGGAGGAGAAGAAGAAGTTCCATTAGATATACCAGGTCATATATTCTTTAGTACCATACCTAATTCTCAAACATTTGTTTTTAATAAAAAAGATTACAAATTTACAAGAGATAAATCTTTGATTGATGGTTTGTTTTATAATACTTATAATCAAATAACAGGTAAAAATAATTATTATGATATAGCTGATAAAACAGATAATAATGTATTATTTAATGTTCTAGCAGAATATGCAATAATAACATTAAAACATAACTATATTAAACCAATATATACCAATTTTAATATAACAGTAGAATTAATTAATAGAAATAGGGATAAGAGTTATAATTCTTATATAGAAATAATGAAAGAGGCTATATTATCATATTTTCTTACTAATATAGAAATGTATGATTTCTCTTATTATAAAAGTTCTTTAATTAAATATATAGATCGAACTATTGGTGATGATTATGGAATAACATTAAAAAATGAGATAAGTGTAGAATTAATAGATGATGTATTATTTCCCTCTAACTCATCATTCATTAATAAAACATTAAATGATTTAAACCACATAGATAATAAAGATAAAGGTTATACAGATATTTTTGAGTTTAAGATGAATTTATCATATATAGGAGATTTATTTACTAACGATACTTTAAATTTTAAATATCTTACAAATTGTAATACTATGAACTTCATAGTAGAGAATGATATATTATATTTAGAACCTGATATAGAAAAATATACATCATTAAAAAATGTGTATTTATTGAATACAGTTAGAGATCTAACAATAGAAAATAATATACCTGATAGACTAACAGATGTTATCAATATACCTATTATATATAAACCTAATAAAGATGAAAATATTAAATTTACAATAGGATATTATTCTATATATAGAGTAAAAAAGAAAATACAATTTGTTATTAATATTTCTAACATTAATAATATAAATAATACAAATAATGAAATTGATATAAAGACAGATAGTATTATTTGTAATCTTCCTAGAGAATATTTTGTTAAAAAGAGAAAATTAATTTTGAATACCTATACAGATAGTTTTAAAAGTCAATTAAATACATTCGGTTTATTAAATTCTATAGAATTTAAAATCCTATAGAATTTTAAATTAAATAGGTCTAATTTATAATAATTTATTTTTATTATCTTCTTCTATAGTTTTTTTAAGTAAATTGAAAAATATTTCTCTTTCTATAGGAAGCATATTATCTATCTCATTAAAATTATAATTTCCATAATATTTCATTGAGTTATAATATTGATATATAGATAATAAATCAATATTAGAAATTAGACCCATAAAAAATTTGGGATATCCTCAGTGTTAATTTGATTAACTTTATTACAATGTATACAAGTAGATTGAATATTAAATTTTAATATACCTTTTTGTTTAATAAATTCATCATAGAAAAAGCTATAATAATTAGTAGGAATAGATTCTATAAAATTTCTTAATTCATTAAAATTAAAAGTTTCATTTTTTACTCCATTATATGTATAAGACTTAATATGAATAAGTAAATAAGTTAAGTTATATTCAAATGTATTTATAGCTAATCCCTCTAATTTATTATATAAATTAGTAGTAATAGGATTATCAAATTCTAAAACAAGGTCTTTAAAAGTTACGGTAGAAAAACTACTATTATTAAATTCAAGAACATCTTTAATTTCTACTTCAATTTCGTTAATACTATTACAAACTGTTAATGTCTCTTTATTAGTATAATTATTGCAAGTATATTTTAACTCTATTGTAGAACCTATTGAAACCTCACGAATTTTTATTAATAAATATTTTTGTTCTATATCAGATAATATAATACTATTATCTTTCAAACAAGGTCGTACTAGTATTTCCCATAATTCTTTAACTCCTATTACCTCTATAGAATCTGTAGCTAGTAAATAGTTTTTTTCGTCTAATGTAGTCCAAGCTCTAAAATATATATCTTTGTCTTTAATAGTAATTTTATGGTTATAGTTATTATTAAATAGCATTTCCACTATTATCCTTTTTTATAATTATTTATATAAACTATCTTTTCTAATAATATATTCCTACTCATAATTATACCTTTCAATCTAAAATTTTGTTTTAATGAAAAGAAAAATAGTTCTGTTTCGTAATTCTCTTGTATTTTAATGAAGGTGTAATAGTTATTTCCTATTATATTTTCTTTATATTTAAATAATACTGAGTTTTTTGCTATATGAGAACTATTTTCCAATAAAAAATCATTCATTGAAAATAAAGTTTCAATGATTAATAAAGTGTCATCAATATATAGGTTTATTATATCTCTCATAATTCTTCTTTTATAAAGTATACTTAGTTTATACTTAAAAAGTATAAATAATAGAAAGGGGATTTTATGAGTAATCCTATGATTACATTATTAAAAAGTATAAATTGGCAAGACCCTAGTAAATTTAAAGTTACGTTTAGTGGAAGTGGGGCATCTTATGGTAAGCTTAATAGTCAAGGTGTAGATAAAACAAGTATGGCTATTAGTAATATACAATTAGCTGAAATAAATACAACACCTATCGAAGAATATACAGCTGAAGAATGGAGATTTGCTCTAGGTAGAGCAGAAAACCTACAAATTACTATTAATTTTAAAGATTTTAATAATTTCACTCTATATCGTTTATGGACTAATGCTTTACAAGATTTTATGAGAGAATATCCTGATACTATTAAATTTAATGTAGATATTTTTGTAGCTAATATACCTGATATTAATAATTTTACACCTATTGTTAGTTTTAAAGACTGTATATTAGTTTCTGTATCAGCTCCTACATTAGATCATTCAGCGATAGCTAGTATCGCTGAATTTTCTATAACAGCTAAATGTTCTTATGTGAAAGTATTTTAATGAGTAATTCTAAATTAAACGATATAAAAAAATATTTAGGTTTAGGAGCGAGAAGTAATAAATATACTATTATCATTAACAAAGCTAATTTATCTGGTGAAAGAATAAATACTTTATGTTTTACAACTTCAATGCCTAGTAAGAATTTAGCCGATATAGAAATATGGTATATGGGTAGAAAGCTAACTATTGCTGGTGATACAGAATTCAATGGAACTTGGAGTGCCTCATTTAAGGATAATGAGAATCATACCTTACGAAGAGAATTCTTAGATTGGATGGATGAGATTGATCAATCTAAACCTCATACTAGAAATATTAATACACATGCTGATTATATGGGTACAGCCATATTAACTCAATTAACTAGCTCTACTAATAAACCTACTTTTACTATGAATATTCAAGATATTTATCCTAAATCAATTTCTGAGATAACTTATTCCGATGATAACTCTGGTTTGGTTGAATTTACTGTAGAATTTAATTATTCTACATGGGATTAATATCCTTTTAATTTAATATTTAGTATAATAATGTATTCTATTATTAAAAGGATTATTATGAAAAAAAATAAAAATATAACTGTAGGTATATCTGATATACACGGTCTAGGTGTGATTACATTAATTAATATTAAAAAAGGTACAAAGATAAAAGATATTATCCTTCCTTATGGAGGAGTAGAAAGCGACTTATTGACTTTCAGTACAAATGATAATAGATATATTTGTATGGATTTTGCTTCTTACTTTAATCATAGTGAAGTTCCTAATATTAAAGTGCTATCTATTAATATTAATAAGAAATATATAGAATTTGAAATACTTAAAGATATTCTAGCAGGAGAAGAAATTCTCCTTTCTTATGGTAAAAACATAAACTTTAATATAGAAGATATTCCCTTTACTTTTAATTCTATTAATAACAAACATTTAAAAGGATTTCAATAACTATTTTTGGGTTATTAGGGAACTAAACCTTCCTAATAACCTATTCTCCTTCTGTTTTTTTAACTTATAGACATTAAAATCACTCTTTGTTTTTAACAATTTATGACCAGGTGGCTTATAACAATTCTTTAAAGAGGCTTTAGCAGGAGTACCGTCTAACCAGCTTAAGTAAAGTTTTAATGTTCTAAATTCCTCTTTTGATAGACTATAATATTCATCGTTTCTTTTTAAATCTTGACTTAATTTAGCTCTCATAGATTCTAAACGTTTTTTTACTGAGTCATATGATTGTCCTTCTATGATAATAGGTATTCCTTCTATAAAAGTCTTTAGTATTTTATATGGTATATCTATATTTCTACCTAGTGTATTTAATTCCCAGTTAGATATATCCCCTTTGAACTTACTCCCTACGAACATATATTCTATATTTATTACCCCTTTGATTAACCAATTAGATATATTTTGATTGAATGAACTTCTATAAAACATACCATACATAGATTTCACATTAGATACATCCCAATTAGAGATATCTCCATTAAATGAACTTTCAGAAAACATCTTAGACATAGATATTACATTAGATACATCCCAATTAGAGATATCTCCATTAAATGAACTTTCAGAAAACATATTAGACATAGATATTACATTAGATACATCCCAATTAGAGATATCTCCATTAAATGAACTTTTATAAAATATCTTAGACATGTTTGTGATATCAGATACATCTAAATCAGTTAAATCACTATTAACATTAATATTAACTCTTTCTGTTATTATTTCTATTAACTCTTTTTTATCTTTTACTTTAATCATATTAGAAATCCTTTTTTAAGTATTTATATAGTATAATATTTTTAATTAATAACTTATATATAAAAGGTTTATATGAAAAACTTATTGAAAATGTTCCCTATCAAATTTTCAAATCATAGAGAATATGAGAATAAAGTGATAGAACCTATTGTTTCATTTTGTCTCTCTAAGAATAATAATATTAATTATAAAGATGTAGTTTTAGCTTTAGTTCCTTTATTAGTAGAATATAAAAATACCATTATAATAGAAGATGTAGAATTATTTAAGGAAGAATTATGTTTACTATTGAAGAATTAGAAGTGAAAGGTCTTTAACTCTAATAAGTCTCTATTCTATTATAAAGACTTATTAGAAGTTAAAGACCTTTCACTCTAATAAGTCTCTATTATAAAGACTTATTTCATTATTAAGAGTATGAAGACCTTGTTTATACTCAGCATAATTACTTAATATCGTATAGAACACGTTATATTCTAAAATAACAGGTACTTCATACTTCTTATTTATTATATTTATATGTTCTTTCTTTAAGTTCTGGTATTTAGAATACTCAACTTCTATATTAGTTATAGAAACATTATATTCTGATAATTTAGGACAGATTGGCTTCAAATATACTACTTTTTCGCTACAGCTAGTTAATAAAAATAATACAATTACTATTAAATATAATTTATTCATAGAATAGCTCTTTATATTATTATTCTATGGTGACCATCACCACTATCGTCAACTGTTAATTTAGGCTCTGATTGACCTTCTATAACTAAATCTTTATATTTATTTTCTTTTATGAGTGCAACATTAGTAGATTCTATATATTTTAGTTCTTCTTTTTTATTTTGTAATTTAGTTTTAATGTCAATCACTTCTTTTCTTTTTATATGGAAGAGAAAGCTAATAACGCCTAAAACACTTATAATAACCCCTAACCCTATTACTTTTATATAGTTAAACATTTTGACTCCTTTTTAATTATTTATATTTTATATTAAGTAAGTTTTTAATATTTAATATAGTATAATTATAATTATAATTAAAAAGGATCAAGATGTCAATTAGAATAACTAATTCAATCAAAAGAAGGTTTATTAAAGATTTTAGTTTACCTATTACCATAGTAGAAGACGAGTATTTTTTTTATTATTTAAAAGTTTATGAAGAAACGTTAAAATCTTTAACATTATGGAAAGAGTTCAACGTTTATTTAGAACAATTCGACAGTGAAGAAAGTTTCTTTAAGCACTGTTATAGCTTTCAAAATAGAAAAATTAAAGAAGTTAAAGATAATGAAAAGTTTGAATTATTTTTAAATTATAAACCTAAAGAAAAAGATGTTCGAACTTTCAATGAGTATGTTAGAAAAAAAAATATATTTAGAAGAGAGTTTTTAGATGTTGATTATATTTCTATCGATTTGAAGAAAGCAAATTACCAAACATTTATTTATTCAGGTATGGATTTACCTTGTTTTAACGACTTTATGGAACAAGATTGGTATTTTACTAGCTCTAAATATTCTCGTCAAGTAATATTTGGTCAATTAGAACCTAAAAAGCAATCATCTATCCAAAAAGAAATAATAGGTAGGATTTTAGGTCTTTTAATTAATTCTGGTAATGTGGATAATATTGTTAGTGTTAATAACGATGAAATAATATTGAAAGATCTAACATTAGATTATATTGATAATATCTTCGACTTTTATATTAAACGAACTATTGAAAAATTCAAACTAATTAGTCTTCAAGATCATAAAGGAACAGATTATTTTATTAAAGAACTAGACAGTAACATAGAGATTAAAGGAGTTAATAAAAATAGATTTATTCAAGTTCATAAAAAATATTTTAATATACCTTTAGATCTAGAAAAAGATTTAGTGTTTTACTATGAAAAAGATATAGTACAATTCAAATATCCTATTAAATGGTAAATAATTAAGTTAGAAAATTAAAAAAAGTAGTATAATATTATTAACTTAACAAGAAAGGTTAAATAAAATGAAAACATACACCACGGAAGAAATTAAAGAATTGGCTAAACTAGGTTATATAATTAATAGTTCAGGTAAGATGAATGAACCTACTAGACTAGAGCGAATAGTAAATAAGCAAAAGCAAGTAGATCAAGAAACTTTCGCTAAGAAAGTAATTAAATCCGATTCTACATATACAGAATATACTATAGGTAATAAAAGTGGATATACTCAAAAATTTCATCAGAACATAGATAGTGAAGATAAACATCTACGGTTTAAACAAGGGCTTGTATTACCTAAAGTAGAAAACATTGAGTATAGTTTACTTAACGATAATACTAAAGTATGTCGTTGTTGTCAAGAAAGAAAAGAAGGTAAAGATTTTCCCAAAAGTAGTAAGACTATTGATAATTTAATGAGTATTTGTAGGATATGTAACCGTAGAAGAGGGAAAATGTATCAATTAGCAAAAAAGGAGAAATGTCAAAATTAATACAAGAGCTTTATTAATGTTATTTTTATTTATTGGTTGTAATAGACCTTCATATAACAACTAGACTGAATATATAATATCGTTGAACATTTTATTAGGAATAGAAATGGTTTTATCAAACCTTCCTTTAATGGAAGACGCTATTATAGATGATAATTTAGGTTATACTAATGTTAATAAAGACTGCTTAACTACGATTTCTTTTCCTTCTAAATTATTATTTAATGTTATATCAAGGTCTCTTATGTTATAATCTATTATAATTTTTAACTAATCAATGTTCTTTAATTAAAAGAGTTTTACTTTTTCTTTATAAACCTTTTAATATGGTTTATCAAACAAAAAAACTTTACTTTAATAGCTTAGCTAGCTATTTAATATTCAACCTTTAGTATTAGTATTAGTAACAGTGGTATATCTATGTTTAATGATTATATAATAAACAAAAACAAAGTTAAAATAATAGTAAATTTAAACATTTTTAACATACTATTCTTATAACTCACATTAGCATACATTTTAGTATACCATCTAAAGACTACACTTCTTAATTTCCCTTAATGGATTTCAACATAAATTTAAATTATCGAAAGGATAAATAATGCAAAACATCAAACTTAATAGAGTTCAACAAGTAATGAGTGAATTAATTCAACTAGCTGACAATAAATCATATGCTAAGACACTAGATATCTTTGTTCAGATCAACATATCACGTGAATACGGTTATTACACAAAGTTAGTTAAAGTAAATCCTTATACTGTAACTATAAAACATCTTATAGATGAGGGTCTTGGAGGTGAAAACATTTTCTCTACAAGAATCCTAGACTACAGGAATTTTGAAGTAACTATAGAGGGAACAAATGTAAAACCCATAACTGTACTCTCTGAAGTATATAGGTTTATTAAAGAGAATAAAGAAATTCTAAAAAAAGAGCATATTATATATTTAGAGAATAATCATCCAAGTAATATAGATAATAGAATATATAAAGTTAAAAGAACATATGATGGGATATCTTATAGGGTAGAAGTAGAACATCCAGAGGTTTTACGTGAACTCCCTGCAAAGGATTACGTTATTAAGATACTCCCATATACTGTTAATATGAGAGTATCCCATGAGGAAGCATATGAGGATGATCCAGGTTGTGGACTCTACTTCAGAACATGGAATGAAGTGTGATATACAATTTTAAGAAATGGACTTTGATTTGGTTCGTTTCTTTTACTTTGTAGGGAAGGTGTTATACCTATAATTTTTTATTATTCCAGCTAAACCTAAAGTACAAAGCAAAGACAATAAGAGAATTACTGACTAAAATAAAAGAGGTAGGAGATACTCTGTCTAGCACGATTGATAACAAGTACAAGCTATGGTTGGTTATAATAAGAATATAAGTGTGAGTAGAGAGGAATATAAATATTACTCAACCATAACTTTAAATATTATATTTGAATCTAAAGATAATACTATTATTTGTAATATTTATTAAAACTTTATTGTTTATTAAGTAACATTACTATATAATAATAACATAAAAAAAGTAGTTGAATATATCCAACTATAGCTAGAAATATTATATTAAATATTTCTAGGTGTAGTTCACCATAAAAAAACTATTAATGTCAGCAGTTAATTTGTCATACCTCCTTTATAAAGTGTAATAAAAAACAAGTAATATTTATATAAATAAAATATTACACTTTATATATAATAAAAAAAGTAGTTGAATATATCCAACTATAGCTAGAAATATTATATTAAATATTTCTAGGTGTAGTTCACCATAAAAAAACTATTAATTAATGTTAGCAGTTAATTAATTAATTTGTCATACCTCCTTTATAAAGTGTAATAAAAACAAGTAATATTTATATAAATAAAATATTACACTTTATTATAATATAAGATTTATATATAATTTTTATATTATAATAAAAAAGGGAAAACAATGTTAGAAAAATTTACTATTATAATGTATAATAAAAAAGAATATATTATAAAAAAAATAAATATACACAATAAATTAATGTTGATAGACCTTAATGGTAATAATTATTCTGGAACTCCTGATATTACTAATAAAAAAATTAGTATAATTAAAAAACTACCTATAAGAAGGTATAATAATAATGTTTACTCATATGTTAAAGAGTTAGATCTATTATTAACATCTAAAGGTGAAGTTTTTAAAGATAAAGATAATAAACAAAGATTAATTATTACTAATTTATTTTTAATTAAAACAAAAGTTATATATTCAAAAGGTATAGTTGATAAGAAAGTATGTTCAGAATCACCAAATATACTTTTTATATTTGGTGATAATCTAATCCAGCAAGGAGAAGCAGGCCAAGCTGTTATTAGATATTGTAATAACAGCTTTGGTATACCAACAAAAAGATTACCTAGTATGACTATAGACTCGTTCTTTAATGATCGAATAGATGAAAAGAAAGCCATAACCGATAGTATTAATAATTTATTATTGTTATTTGATAGATATGAATATATAGCTTTCCCTGAAATGGGTTTAGGTACTGGTTTAGCATTAATGGAAAATAAAAGTCCTATATTATTTGAATTTCTAAAAAAGATAATTAAAAAACTTGTTGAAAAATACTAATATAAAAGAAAGGAAATGGAAATGAAAATGAAAATAAATATAAAAATATGGTTAACATTATCAATATTAACAGCTACTGAAGCTAATAATTCTTTTTTGACTGATAGTTTACCATTAACTTGTTTAACTAGCTATGAATCTAGAATAACTTATATTACTGGATACGAATGGAAAAGTATATTAAAATATAAAGATAATAAAAAAACCAATACATTAACTAGTTTAAGTTGCTCTAGAAGAGGATCAGAGACTATTATTTATTTCTCTGGTATGGATTCTTTAGAGAAAGCAATGAAGAATAAAGATGGTATTTCTCGACCTAAAGTATACCAAGTGGTGTTAAATGAAGAATATACTGTTATTAGTAATAAAGTAGTTATTCCTTCTAAAGAAACAACTATTAAAAAATTGTATGCTTTACAGATAGCTTCTTTAGATACTAGAAAAAGGGCTTTAACTTTTATTAAAGGAAGAAAGATGGATATTATTGCTAAAGATAATAAATATAAAGTAGTTATTTATAACAAGAGTAAGGAATTTTTACAAGATAAAATAAAATTATTTAGTGGTTCATTTATTTATAAGGTTAAATAAATGAGAAACATAATACTAAATTAAGCCATTATTTACAATAGTATATGTATATAACAATGTTAGGAACATCTTCAGGTAGTCCTACTAAAACTAGAAATAACTCTGGAATAGTAATACAAAAGAAAGGCTCTAAAAAATGGAGCTTAATAGATTGTGGGGATGGAATCCAAAGACAAATACAAATAGCAGAACTTAATTTATATCAATTAGATACTATTTGTATAACTCATTTACATGGTGACCATTTCTATGGATTAATAGGATTATTAAAAGCTATAGGATCTACTAATAGAATAAATGGTTTAACTATAATAGCTCCTAAACAAATTAAAGAATTTATGAAAGGTTTATTAAATTCTATTAATTATAGATTAGACTATACTATAAACTTTCATTATATAGAAGATGGAATATCATATAATAATAAAGACTTTAATATAACAACATTAAAGATGAGTCATAGAATGTCTAGTTGGGGTTTTATATTCGAAGAAAGAATATTTACTAATAAATTAAATATAAAAAAACTAGAAGAAGATGATATTCCTAAAGGTAAAATATGGGGTCAGATTCAAAATGGTTTAAATAAAGAATTGAGTTTCGATATGAATGATTATATAATCCCCTCTTCTATAAAGAAAGTAGGGATAAGTGGAGATAATGATAGACCTGAACTATGGAAAGAAATAAAAAACTTGAATCTATTAGTTCATGAATCCACATATACTCAAGAAGATTTAGATATAGTAGGTCCTGAACCTCAACATACTTCAGCTAAGTTAGTTAGTCTAATGGCTACTGATTTAGGACTCAAACAATTAGTATTAACCCACTTTAGTCCTAGATATAGAGATAATATTACTGATATTAAGAATATTTACGAGATAGAAATAGAAGCTAAAGAATATTATAAAGGTGAGCTATATATCGCTAAAGATTTTGATATTATAGAAGTTAAATAGAATTTACTTACTATTATATAACTCTTTTTCAGTTATAATCTTGAAATGCCATCCTTTTAATGTAGCTACTTTCTTAGCTGCTTCCCATTTAGCTTGGTTAATGATATAGGTTTTAATAGCATTTTGATATGTCTTGGGATTCTTTCCTTCTTTAGGAGGTATTGTTTGACTATATGGCTTTATTTCAATTAGAAACACTCTACCATCTGATAATTTAATAATAAAATCCATATAATAATTATGGAACTTGTTATCTAAAGGTGATAAATAAGGAATCTTAATACCCTCACAGTTGACCTTAACAATATTATCATTCATACTGCAAAACTTCATAAAAAAAATTCCCATGAACTTCTATACCTAATACCTTTCTTAATATTTTTATTATCAAAAGTTTCTGTTATAACCCATTTATGTTTAGCAAACTCTGGAGGGTTATAAAAACCTTGTTTAATTCCTTTTTTAAAAGCCATTTAAACCTCTTTATAGTTATTTATACTTAATAAGGAAGAACATAATGTAACTAGATAAAATCTAATATTAAGTTTTAACCCTCCTCGAAATCTAATAATAAGAAATAAGAAATAAGAAACAAATTAGAATAAAAAAAAGAAAAGAGTTATTAAAATATACACATCACAGTTTTAATATCTATGAAGATAACTATTTAAAAAATAAAAATTTAGATGGACTGTGGTGTAAGAATTATAAACCTCGTAAAAAAAATAAAGATTTATAGGTTTATATATAGAAGATAATTATTAAAAAAAAAATTAAAGAATAAGAGTAAATTTAGAACCTATCAATAAAGTAAAAATATAAAAGTTCTAAATTATTTTAATGATGAAAGGTTATAGAAACAACCTAATAGTTTAACTTTTTTAATAGCATTTTTATAAAAAAGGTTTAAACGTGGTTCTATAGTAAGATCACTAGTATAACCTAAGTTAATATTTTCTATATCAATCCCATACATAATATATTTCTTTAATATATTTTCAACTATATCAATATCTATATTACTATTAAAAGAAAAGGTTAATTCTTTAATATGTTTAGGAGCATATTTTAAATTCATATCAATATGATTATAATCTATAGAAATATCATTAGTATCTAAATATTTAAAAAATAATTCATTATCTTTAGAGTTCAATACCCTTAGTCTACTATTATCAACAAGAGTGTTCATAATAGTATTATTAGTAGAAGGTAAAAATTTACTTCCTTTAATATCTAAATTCTTTATCTTTTGGTTATTAAATATATCGACTTCTATAAGAATATCATTAATACTACATTTATCTAATATCTCAGGTAAATATGTTATAGTGTGCTTAAAACGTAAGTCTCCCTCTCTACTAGTAGAAGAGGAACCATATATAGTAAAGTTATTTACTTTTCTAGGGAGTACATTAAAATCGAGTTTTAATGTACCTTTATTAGTTAAATTAACAAATAAATCATTCATATTAGGTAATTTATAATCTTTATGGAATTTGACTATAGTGTTCTCATTAAGTTCTAATTTTCCTATCTTAGTTAATCGAGGAAAAACAAAGTCTTTACTAAAAGAAGATCTTTCATAAGTAAGGTGACCATGAACTTCTAAAAGAACACCAAAATCTTTAATAAGTCTTTGACTAATGTTAATAAGATTAAGATTACCAGTAATAATAGAGGGTAAACCTTCTAAACTAGATAGTTCTAATTCATCTAATAATAAGTTTTTAACAGTAGGTAATCCAATCAAGTTATCTAGTTCAGGTTGTTCAAAAATAACCAAATCATTAATAACATTAATATGAGATATAGGTAACAAGTTAGATAAATTATTATTAGTAATTGTTAGATATTTTAATGTTTGTATATTACTCAATGAATTCATATCTATATCTATATTATTAATCTTTAAACTATTAATGTTTAGATTATTAATATTCTCTAATAATAAAGGAGTATCACCTACTTTAGTTATACTTAATTTCTCTATATTAGTAGGTAAAGAGTCTATTATGTTCATAGTTTCTTTACCTACATTTATTAGAGTTATATTAATATTATCAGGTAAACCATCAAAGCTCACTAAATTAAAATTAGATATTAAAAAACAGTCAATAATAATTTTAGTAACATTATTATTATCTAATAATCTAAAATCGACAATGTCATCCCATGATGCCTGTCTAATACTGAGGGTACTATAAAATACCAAAACTTTTTTATTTTTTATATTATGGAATTTTTTTTCTATATTATTCATAAATCTCTTTATTTATATTTATATTATTTCCATCGTAAAAACATATAAGCTCTTTTCTTATTATATCTATTATACCAAGTATAATTATTAACTTTAATCTTCGGTCTAATATTATCAAAACAAGGAACATGTATGATATTCATTTGTATTGATTCAGCACTAATAATGTGATTATTACCAGTATATATAGTTACATGTTGAGGAACATACTCGGTATCGTCCATCGCCCATATAATAATATCACCTCTTCTCAATTCCTCTCTGGTTATTTTCTTAAATTGTTTAGAGTTAGTAAAACCTATAGTATTTAAAGGTCGGTTATTATTGATAATCTTACCATCTTCTAAATACGAACGCTGAACATAACCTGAACAATCTATTTCAGATTTTTTAGTTTTTCTATTATTAAAAATATTACCGGTACCTTTAGCACCATATATATAAGTAAAATCCTTTAACATTTTTTCAGCATGATCAGCTGGATTAGCATTTAATGAAGCTAATAAAGCTGTCGTAATAATTAACATTTTTTTCATTCTATTATTCCTTGTTAGAGTATAAATATTTATAAAAGTATTATATAATAGTTATAATTAAAAAGAGGTAATATGTCGAAAATAAATACAAAATCTAAATTAAGAGAATATATAAAAAGGAAATTAGGAGCTCCTTTACTAAATGTAGAATTAACAGATGATATGTTAGATGATTCTATAGATCGAGCTATAGAAGTGTATTCTGAATATGCTTATGGAGGTACAGAAGAAATCGCATTAATATTAGAATTAGATGAATTAGATGAAGGAGTTAAAGAATATAAGTTACCAGATAGGACTATAGCAGTAACTCATTTACAAGCCTCTTCTATATATAATGCAATGTCTACTATACCTAAGGGTTATACATTGGCTATGGATAACCCTATGGCTACGGCTATGAGTAATTTCTCACAAGCATCTAATATGGATATACAAAGTATGGTACAGAGTATGTCAGCTATATCTAGTATTAAAAGTCTATTTGAAATCGAAATAAATTATTCATTTAATTTCAATAATAAAATACTAAGATTACATGAGAATCCTACTTCTAAAATAATATTATTAGAATTAGGTTTGGAATATGAGCCTGCTGATATAGATTTAATTTATAATAATCAATGGGTTAAGAAACGTGCTGAGGGTGAAGCTTGGCTTACATGGGGACATTTAATGGGGAAATATTCATCTGATTTAATTAATGGTTCTCAAATTAACTATGGTGACATGCAACAAAGAGGAGAAACTATAATTGATAAAACAGATGAAGAATTATATGAAATAGGTGAAGCGTTAGGTGTTTATATATTTTGATATTCATTAACCCATGGATATACATCCGATAATAATACTAATAAAGTAATTTTATTATCTAATGTATTAATTTTAACAGAATATCCTATAGAACAATTATTAGTATCTTTTATTATTTTATTTAAATTGGGGTCTTTAATTTCAGTATATAAATCACCTATATCCTCTAAATTAAATTGAATATAATAAATATTACCTATATATTTATTATCTTTATTGATACTCTTAAGGCTATTCGAAACCCATAAACTATTATAAGATAGTTTATTTAATTCCTTATCTAATTCTAGCTTAGAATTTTCATTTCTCTCTAAGTTCATAATTTCTAATATAGTCATATTAGAATCATCAGTTTCATACCTAATTTCATTGTTTTCTATATAAACCTCATTAGTTTTATACCTAATTTCATTGTTTTCTATAGAAATCTTAGTAGGTTTATATCTGATTTCATTTCTCTCTGAGTTCATAATTTCTAATATAGTCATATTAGAATCATCAGTTTTATACCTAATTTCATTGTTTTCTGTGGGAATCTTAGTAGGTTTATACAAATTTAAAGAATCTAAACTAATATAGTAATATATAGAACCTAAGCCGATAGTTAATAATATTATTTTTTTCATAATATATTATAATTAATAATTACTTAATTTATAATATTTATCTGCTTAAGATATCTCTTTTGTTTTAATATAAGAGATATCTTAATAAGACTATATAGTTATTAAGATATTATTTACTATTTATAGTATTATTAGTATAATATTCAACTCTTCTAAAACTATCTTCATCGATATATTTCTTTTTTTTATATGGTTTTAGTGATATAGTCTAATATGTTTCAGTTGGTTGTGTAACGATTACTACTATAAATGTTATTAGAGCTAACATCATACTAGTAATCAAGATTTACTTGCTTATATTCAAATAATATTCTTTATATTAAGTTTATTTCTTATAACACAATAAACTTAATCTAAAACTAAAGTCTAAATAATTCTCCGTGCATTCCAGAAGGATCTTTATCATTTTTTACATTATTATAAATATCTAACATATCTTCCATAAATTCATTAGTTGGTTCTTCATCTAACTTACCTACTAATCCAGAAATATCTTCTTCATCATTATAAGATTGGTCTATGATAACTTTAATAGCGCTATACCATATTGTATTATTAACCTCACTAATAATTTGACTATCTAATTTAGTAAAATCAATTAATTTAAATAATCTATAAAGATTTCTTAATTTCACTACTTTATCAGAAGTAGTTATCTCACTATTAATATAATTTCTAATAATATTAATAATATCATTAGTTGCTTCGTCTATATCTTGTACTTTAATAGAATTAGTTAATATATCAATAGTTTCTTGGTTACTATCTTCTTTCCATATATCTTCTATATTTTCACCATATTCACCTACTAAATCTATTAAATAATTAATATTTTTAGATTTAACATTAAGAAAACCGTTAGCTATTTTATCACTATATTTAAATATAATTTTTTCAATACTCATTAAAAAAGTAGGTCTATCATCATCATCGGAGTCAGATTGGTACTTCATTGACATTGAAGTAGTAATATCATATTGTTTATATATAACAGCTCTAATATCTTCAACAAAACTAGCAATATCATCACTACTATAATTATTATTCTTATTATAATCTAGTTCACCTTCAAGTTTAGAATAGATATTCAATAAAGAACCACTTATCATATCGTCCATAATTCTAGGAGATATATAGAAAGCAGGGGATGTACCTGTTATTTTCCACCACCATTTTTTAGTATTAATATCTGTTATTTCTTCACCTTCTATATCATAATCTGATTGGTGAGTTAATACAATTTCATTATGTAAATTAATAATAATATCGTTCATATCAAATCCATAATAATCTAAATATTTTTCTTGAAGATTATTATTACGGAAATAGTTTAATAGTTTCTGATAATCTGCTTCTGCTTCAATAAAGTCAACAACATCTTTAGTATGATCAGGTAATACAATAGTTCCTTTACCTGTTGGGTTCATTGCCCCTATAACTAACATATCTTCAGGTAAACTCATATTACCTACTTTCCCTTCTAATAATACACTTCTAATAGCATTAAAAACATCTACTTTCGTTCTAGTAAATTCATCTAAAAATAATATATGAGTATATTTACTATCACCTACTGGTTTTAAAGAAGGATCGTATTGTTTCATTATCTCTTTATATAAAGGTGGTTCACTAAAAATTGTAGTTGAATCTTGTCCTTGTCCTGACTGAATAGCTAATCCAATTACATCATCTTTATCAGTAATTGTAGATACATCTCTTCTAATAACTTTTAAGTTATACTTAGTTCCTAAATTATTAATTAATGTTGTTTTACCTATACCTGGTAAACCCCCAACCAAAGGAACATATTTTCTTTCTTTACCTAATTTTAACTTAGTTTTAATTTGGAAATCAAGATTATCTTCCCAATCGTTAGCTCTACTAGGATTTATATTATTAGCATCTAACCCACTAGATTCTTCTATTAGTTTAACTAAAACTTCTCTCCATTTTTTATATCTTGTATGAGTTTCTTTAGTATAAATATCTGTCATATTAGTATGTAAGAATGTAATTAATTGTTGAGCTTCTGCTAAATCTTTACAAGGTAAATTAGCACTAATGGTTTTCATTATTTCATCCCATCTTCTAGGAGATACTCTGACTAATGCTTCTGTAGAGGTATCTTTAACTCCTAAATCATCATCAGTTAGATTATCGGAAAAGGCATTATATACTAATTCTGATATAGGATTTTCTATATCATTAGTTTTTTCACCTGTATCAACATCATAATTAGTATACTTATCAGCCATATATCTAAGCCAATCTTCCCTAGAAGGAGTATCGAATTCTATCTCTTGGAATTGGTGGTTCTCAGGTATATCTGCTAAACTTCCATCTGTGTTATCCATATTAGAAGCGAAGATAATATAAACATCAGCAGGGATCGGAGTACTTCCTATATTTCCATCGAGTACTGTTCTCATGATATTCATAATTCTTTTATCACTACTTCTATAAAACTCATCTACTAATAATACTGTTTTATATTTTTCTTGGATTCTACCTATTAATTTAGTAAACTGAACTGATAATTCTTTAAAAATCTTATTTTTATTTAGGAATTTATCTAGTTCTTCTTTTCTTACTTTTTTTGTTCTTTTTAATTTACTTATTAATGAAGATTCAGCATTAACTACTTCAAAATTACCTGTCATTTGAAATTCAAATTTCTCTTCGATATCTCCTCTTTTAACTAAATAAGGGATTGTAATTAATTCATCTTCACTAATATGAGGAACTTCTATAGTAATTATTTGTAATCCTAGAGCTGATACTACATTTTTGACTTTATTCGTTTTTCCTACTCCTGGATCACCTGTTAATAGTAATTTACCTTTAGCACTTCCATTCATATGATATATTATAGTTCTCATGAACTCTTCTAGTTTACCACCTTTTTTAGTCTTAGGGATTTTTAATTTCGTAGCTTTCCCTTGATTTAATGAACTAATTTTAGTTTTAGATGTTTCTATTTCGCCTGCATCTTCTGCATCTTCTGCATCTATCTCACCTATATCTACTTTTCTACCTGAAATAGGAACAATATAACCTTTTTTAATAAAAGAAACTGCTCCTCTATTTAATATTTCAGGTTCTACATTAAGTTCAGAAGCTACAGCTTGGATTAACGCCCATCTATTCTTAAATCGAACTTCTTTACTTCTAGCTAATCTAAAAGCATTTTTTATTTCGTCTTCTGTGAATACATAGGTTTCGCCTTCATATTTTGTTTTTAATCCTGATTTTGCTTCACTAAAATATTCTTCTTTAAATGTTTTTCGCATGTCTTAACTCCATTCTAATAATTCTTTGAATTTTTCTTCATCCTCTAATTTTATTTTCATAAAATCAGAGTATTTCTTAACATATTCATCATCGGATACTTCTAAGAATGGGATATCATATCTCACTCCTGTCTCTGGATTAATTATATTATAATAATCTATTTCTTTTCGGTTATCCTGTTGTATTATACTTAAATTTTCATTAATTTTCTTAAAATACTCTTCGAATGACAAAATATTTTTCATTATATTTCCTTTTTTTATTATTTATTATTATTTATAAACTTTATTTTATATATGACATATATTTATATTTAAATCCTAATGCTTTTTTAACATATGTATAACTAGATTGGCTATCAAGTAATACATTAAATGAAAAAGGATTTCCTTTCTGCATACATGCTTTTCTTAATGTTCTTATATTATCCTTACTAGCTATATCAGTATCTGTTATAATTACTTGATTGAAATCAAGTTTTTTTAATTTTAGCATAATATCTAATAATTGTTCAGGAAAATCTGTTCCATAACCTATATTATCTTCTTTGAATATCTCTTTAATATTCTTATCTGTTTTGGCTAATTTCATTTTGAATGTTTTTTTAGCGAATTCATTTTTATTAAGTACTCTTTGATATGTGTGTTTCTTACCATTCATATCTAGATTTATTTTAAATAATTCGAAATTACTTGCGAATGTTATAATAAACATTTCTTTAATTGTCTCGCTTTTATTATCATTAATGATTTTTAATATACTTTTATTTATTTGTTCGAATGTTGATGACATAGAACCAGAGAAGTCTAATATGAATAATAATGATAATGATGCCTCACTAGTATTACTTTCGCCTGCTTTTACAGCTATTCCTCTAGAACCAGTTGCTATCCCCATTTGAGCTACAGTTCTTCTATGCATTTTAGTCATAGATCTGGTTTTAGATGTTTCAGGTTTCGGTATCATTCTTTTTAATAATGTTTTCCATTGTATAGGTTCTGTTTCTGGTTTATTCTTTAAATCTCTTTCTTTTTGTTTTAACTTATCACCCTCAGCTGCTTTTTTATTTTCTAATTCTTTTTTTATAGCCTCTAATGATTGTTGATTGACTTCCTCATTTCCTTTAATCTTATCATCTATTTCTTTTGCTGAGAACTCTTCAGCACTAGGTAAATCATTTTCAATATTAGTAAATGATGAGTCTAATGAATCATCATTAGATATTTCCCCTGAACTTTGTTTCCCTGAACCTCCTCCATCTGGTTCTCCATTACCAGAATTAGATTCTTCATCGTCTGAATTAGATTCTCCATCGTCTGAATTAGATTCTCCATCACCTGAATTAGATTCTTGAGAATCAGAAGATTCTCCATCGTCTGAATTAGATTCTTGAGAATCAGAAGATTCTCCATCACCTGACCCTTGGGATTCTTCATTCTCATCATACTCATCATTAGTTATATCACCATCTTCATTAACATGGTCGTCCATTTGATTGTTTAGATTATCTTTCTGTTCCTTATTTAATTCTTTAAAGTCCTCTATAATTCTGTCTTGCATTTCAGACATACTAGAAAATTCATCATAATTATAGGTACTACTAAATAATCCTATAGGGAGTTGCTCGTAACCAGCTTTAAGAAGTTTATAATTAGTTATGAAATCGCCTAAAAAGTTTTGCATAGTACCTGTCATCCCTTTCTTATTACTTTCATGGAAGTGATCAGCATGTATAACATGATAAATTTCATGTAATATCAAAAACTCTATATAAGAATAGCTATCAGGAACTGGACCTCCATTACTTATATAGACTCCTCCTTTAGGTTTAATATTCTTTAATTTAGCATAAGAAATAAGTTGTTTAGCGAAGTCTACATTAAATATTAAATCTCCAGCAGCAGTAGCAGCAGCAGTAGTTACCTTTTTAATCCAATCAGCTTGTTTAATCCATGTTTTTCTAGGGGGAGTAAAGATAAGATTAAAGTTAATTAACTTTCCTGTTACTCTATCTCTAACATTAGAAAATGCTTTATTTTTAACAATAATACTTTTATATAAGTAATCAAAATGCTCATAAGAAAACTCTTCTTCTAAACTAATAACTTTTATTTTCTTGAAAAGAATAGATTCAATAGCATTCTTTCTAGCTTCCTTATAAAATGAATCAGGTCCATCTTTCATTTTATCTAAATCAGCAGCTAATTCAGTTTCAATATCTAATCTAATATCATTTTTAGTTCGGTTAGAGGCTATACTTAATTTTTGTACTATATCTTGTACGAAAGGAGTCTTAATATCAACTTCTTGGAATTTCACGTTCATGTTTTACCTTTTTTTATAATTATTTATAATTATTATTATTAGATTTCTTCTAAAATATCTAATAATAATAATAAAGCATCTGTATTATGTTCTTTAACTGATTCTAAAATTAATTCTTTTGGGTCATAATTATTCAAGTTAAGATCATAAAATATATCATCGTCTTCTCTATTATCGATGATACTAATATTTATATCTAAATTAGATATAAGATTAGTAATAATAGATATCTCATCACCAGCTACTAAATATATTCTAGTGATATGTTTTTCTAACAAAGGTAAAATTTTATTAAAATTATATACTTTAATAATTTTATCAACTAATGTTAGTCCTTTAATAGTTAAATTAGTTCCATCTAAAAACATTTTAATATGCTTAGTTGAAGTTATATTCTCTATAAATTCAATAGAAGCGTCTTTTTTCCAATGGTAAAAACCTTTTTTTTCTCCAAAATCACTCCATGTAAGCTGATAAGGAGTTCCTAAATAATTTATATTAGTTTTAGTATCTTTAAGATGATAATGTCCAGAAAAAACTATCTTATTGGAAAAGAAATCTTTATTTAAAATAGAATTAGTATCTCTTATTCCTTTAACCATTTGAAAATCTTTAATCTCAAAGTGACCTAAAATATATTTAATATCCTTAAGTTCATTTTTATTTAATTCTTCAGACTTTGTTATCCATGGAACAATATACAATTTTTCATTATTAAAAGTCATATATTTTCTATCTTTTACTAATTCTACATTATTAGGATACAACTCAGCTATATGTTCTATTAAAGACACTTCCCTACTTTCTCTAAAATATATATCATGATTTCCTAGCAATATATATATAATTATATTGTTTTCTACTAATTTATCAAAGAAATTTACTCTAATTTGGTTAATAAAATTAATATTTGTAGTAGTTCTATTATCGAATATATCTCCTAATTGGAAAATAACATTTATTTCATTTTCTTTCATATAAGGAAATATTTGTTCTTTAAAAACAGAAAGCTGATTAGTTAAGAATTGTTGATTAAAATTCTTAACTCCTAAGTGCATATCACCTAATATAATACTATTTTCTTTTATTTCTGATAAATTCAAATACATTCCTTTAATATTATTTATAATTCTTAATATAATACTATATTTTTTCTTAATATATTATGTATTTAAATTACAAGGTATATCTAACATATTCAAGAATATTCTTAATTATACCTTGTAATTTAAGTTTAACCTGTTATAATTATATTATCAAAAGGTTAATATGTCTTTTGAATAAAAAAATTAAGGTATATCATGAAAAATATATTAAGAACAACTATAACTACAATATTATTAAATAGCGTTTTACTAGCTCATAATTGTACGGAAACGAAAGTTACTAATGATGCTGTATTAACTACTATTATTAGAGATAACATAGCATATGAATTAACCAAAACTATTAATATCTGTGGTAAAATATTCTTTACTGGAGATGAGTTTAACGAAGATACATTACCATTAATGGGTGATAGTACTATAAACTTATGGGTTCACATAATTGCTAGACATAATAGTTTCTATTATAGTTATGATGCTGACTTTCCTTTAGCTCTTGGTATGCTAGATAAATAATACGAATATAGACTCATTATATGAGTCTATATGGAAGAGTTAATTATGGTTTATAATAACTCTAAATAACCTAAACAATTAGAATGTTTAAATAAGTTATTATAACTTAATAAATAATTATATTCCTCATTAGAATTAAATACAATAAGATTTTAATTCTTATATTATAAGGATCTAATTTATCTGATATAATTATTTCGTTCTCATAAGTTTCTACGAACTAAAAGACCTTTTTTAGTCGAACTAATTCTTCATCTCCTACAGAAAATGCAAAAGCTAATAATTCTATATTTTTATTTTGAAATTATCTATATAACCTATATAAATCGTGTCAATAGAAAACTAATCTAATTAAACCTAATCTTGCTTTTAATATATTAATAAATTTAGTTATTAATCATCATCATCATTATCTAAATCTCTAAACCTTTTATATAAAGGATCTGTTTTTTCATTTTCTATTTGTTTAGCCATTTCTGCTATCTCTTCATCATTAAATTTAAGAACCTTTTTAAATATAAATTCTCTAGATATATACCCGTCTTCTAATAAATCCTCAGCCTCATTATATAAATTTATAGATTCGGAAAACCTATCTCTTTCCATTTTACTAAAGAAAGAATTCTCAGTCACAAATTTAATATCAAAAGTATTTCTTAATTCTAACCATTCAGAATCGTCTATTAGACCTTTGTAAATAAGTTCTCTTCGTAATAGTTCATAAAACAAGTCTAAAAACTGATTTCTTATTCTAGATATAAAAGTAAAAAACTTTAATTCGTCTCTAGTTACACTTGTATCATCAAAACTAAAATCCCCTCCATTATTATCATTATCTAATCTACTTCTAGGAACTTTTAAACTTTTATATACTTTCTTTTGTACATAAAGGATATCATCTATCTCACCTAAATTACCAGTTTCATCTAAAGTATCAACAGTTGTTCCTTTTTCACCACCTCTATTTAAAAACCAATAATCTTCTGTTAATGAAGCTATATGTTGCTGATTAGAAATAGTTCCTTCATTAATATTATAGAATTTCTTATATTTAAATTTCATTTCGTTTTTTTTCATAACTTCTTCAGCTTTTTTAGCGTTTAATTTAGAAACATCTACATTAAATACTCTTCTAGAAACAGATCTCATAAATCTAATAGGAACTAACATATCTTCCATAGTATTTAACATATTTGTATGTTTCACAGCTTTATGTAAATATCCTAATATAATATTATCATCATAAATACCACTATCAATTCTAATAACCTCTTCTGTATCGAATGACTGATTAGAATTAATTTCTAATGAAGTAGTTTTTTCATAAAACCAACGATCTTTAGACTTATTATAATATAAACCGAAAGGAGATAAGGCAGTTAATTTCTTGATACCAAACTTTGGGTTATCTTCATCATAGGCGCAATGTAAACTTAACTGTCCATCAATATAAAAATTAGTAAACATAGAATAAATTCTTTTATTTAAATTTGTTTTATTAATTATACTATTAAATTCATTAATAAAGTTATCTTTTATATTTTTATTTACATTAGTCTTAAACACGAGTTCTAATATATTAGAACTCAAAGGATTAAAGACAGCGTCATCTATGATATGAGATATAGCTTCATCTACTTCAGGTGTGTTAGCTATTTTCCTATACGTTTTAATTAATGAAGCTTGTTTTTCTAAAGAACTTTGACGATCTAATTCGTAGAAAGTACTATAATCTAGACCTCCTGTATCTAGAAATCCTACAGAAATATCTTCAAAATCAAAAGAAACATTATCTTTATGAGGTGTCGAGCTTAATATAGTATCAGTTTTTTTTCTATTTAGGAATGGTTGAAATAAAGATTCAAAAATCAAAAAGGATCCTTTTTATAAATATTTATAAATATAAATAAAAGGATTTACTAATATGGTTAAAGTTAAAAAAAACTGTAAGATTATATACAATGGTATAAATATAACATTGGAAGCAGGGTTTGAATATCCTAAAGAGACAAAATTGGTTCTAGATAATAAAGAATTATTCGAGAACGTAGAAGTAGATAAGAACGAACCTAAAGTTAAATTATTAATAGAAGAACCTGTAGGGAAATTAGAAGTCGAGATTAAAGAAGAAGCTAAAGAAGAAGTTAAAGAAGAAGTTAAAGAAGAAGCTAAAGAAGAAGCTAAAGAAGAAGTTAAAGAAGAAGTTAAAGAAGAAGTTAAAGAAGAAGTTAAAGAACTAAAGAAAAAAAGAACAAGAAAAAAAGCTAAGGAGGACTAATAATGTCTAGTAAATTAAATGAATTAAAACGTATTTTAGGCATGGGAGCCAGAAGTAATAAATATAAAATTATGATTACAGCCCCTATTGCAGGGGGTTCCGAAGTAGAAATTGATACATTGTGTAAAGGAGCTTCAATACCTACCGAAACTGTAGGTATTGTTGAAGTATATAATCAAGGTAGGAAATTAAATATAGCTGGAGATAGAAGTTATGAAGGATCAATTTCATATACATTCTATTTAACACAAGATCATAAATTAAGAGATGATTTCGTTAAATGGATAGATTTTATAGATAATTTCGAAGAGCATAATAGAGGTAAAAATACTGACATAGGTCATGATGATTACATGATAGACGGAGCTAGAGTTCAACAACTTAATACTTCTACTAACGAAGTAACAGCTAACTATAAATTCTATAATTTCTTTCCTACAGAAGTAGGAGAAGTTGAATTAGCTGATGACAACCAAGATCAAGTCTCGGAGTTTACAGTTAATTTTAGTTATAGTCATATAACCAGAGAAGACTAATTAGTTCTTAAGGTATAATCTGTTATAATTTGTTATATTTAAAATAAAAGGAATATAATGAATAAAAACGTTAAAACCCTCGTAGAAAAAAGTTTTATGAATTTAACAACAGAGGAATTAGAGATTTTTGAATCCTCATTCGAAAACCTAAAAGCATTTAAACCCTCTTCTTCAGATAAGGTTGAAGAGGTGTCCGAAATCAAACCTGATATACCTCAAGAAAAAAAAAGGTTTCATCGTCAAGATAAAAAAAAAGTATTGACTATAGACGAGAAAATATATAAAAGAAAAAAACATTTAGAACATATTAAGGCTAAACAATTTAAAACAAAAGAAAACAATAAATTTTATAAAATAGAATAGAATTTAGTTTCTTTCTACCTTATAATTAACTAAATATATAGTATTATATTATACAAAAGGATAAACATGATATTAGAATTTAATAAAGTAAGGTTTAAAAATTTATTATCATATGGTAACAAATTTACTGAATATGATTTTATTTGTGGTTTAGATTTATTAAGTCACAAAAATGGTGGAGGTAAGAGTGCTATAAATGATGCTATATTTTATGGACTCTTTGGTAAACCTTTTAGAAAAATAAATAACCCTGAATTAATAAACTATTATACACAAAAAAACTTAGTGGTTGAGATCTTTTTCCAAAAAGATAAAAAAAAATATAAAATAGAACGTGGGATGAAACCTAATATATTTATAATATATGAATATAAAAACAAATCTTGGGTTGAGATTATACAACCTTCTACTATGAAAGAATACCAAACCCTTCTAGAAGTAGATATATTAAAGTGTAATGAAACTATATTTAGACAAATGGTAGTATTAGGTAGTAATATGCCTAACTCTAAAACCTTTATGGATTTAAATAATTATGAGAAGGGTCAACTGTTTGAAATAGTAACAAACACCGAAATATTTGAAAATATAAAAAATAAAGTTAAAGAGCGTAAGTTCGAAAATAAACTAAAATTAACAGATATTGGTTATCAAATAGAAGTTACTTCTAATAACATTGATAGTGAAAACCTAGTTATTAAACAAGCAGAAAAAAGAAATAAAGAATTTTCTTTATTACATAAATCTAATATAAAATCATTAAAAAATAAAATAAAGAAAATAAAAGATTCTTTAGCTAATTCTAATATCGAGAAACCCATATCAAATAATCATATTATGGGTCTCATTAAAACACAAACATCTAATATTAAAAAAGCAAATAAAGTTCTTATTAAACTAAAAACATCAATATCTAAATTAGAATCTATTAAAAAAGGAGCTATACATTGTGAGAAATGTTCGCATATTAATTATTTAGAGAAATACGATGTTAATAAATTAAATAAAGACCAAAATGAATTAATTAAAGTGTTAGAAGAATTAGCTACTTTAGAAATAGGTTTAGAAAAATATAACCTAACTCTAGATAAAAATAAAAATAAAAACGCTTTAATAGAAAAAAATAATAATAAAATAATAAAAAGTAATGAAGAACTTAAAGAATTAAATGATTCATTAGAAAAATTACTATCTATTAAAGAAGTAATAATAGATTATTCGAACCTTAATTCTAATAAAGATAAATTAATAATCCTCAAATTAAAGTTTAAAAAATTAGAAAAAGAATTAGAAAACCTATTATATATTGAAGACTTAATAAGTACAGATAAACTTAAAGGTGAAATAATAAAACAACAATTACCTTATCTTAATAAATTTGTTAATAACTATTTAGAAGAATTCTCTATGGTAGGATTTAAATTTCACATAGATCAATACTTTAAAGAAACTATTTTAACTAATAATAATAAAACTGTTTTTAATCAACTTTCTAACGGACAAAAGATGAGAATCTCATTCTCTATTATGTTTGCTTTTTTATTATTGATTGAATCTAGGAATGGTGTTTCTACAAATATTTTAATATTAGATGAAGTTTTAGATGGTTCTGTAGACTTTGAAGGTAGGGAAGAATTATTGAATATTCTTAATAACAACTTTAGTAGAACTAAAAATATTATTATTATTAGTCATAATAATGAAATTAAAGAAAAAATAGAACTTTTTAATAGATTAGTTTCTATCAAAAAGAACTGTAATTTTAGTACATTACACTTTGACGATGTGGGTTAGTTTAAAACCTAGCCTCATCGTGTTTATGAGTAAGAGTAAATTCTTTATTATTTACATCTATTAATATTATTTCTTTATTATCACATAAAGGGTTATCTATCTCTTTATATCCTAATCTTAGTAACTCTTTGATATCTTTAAAATTACTAGAATTATTCCACATATAACATTTACCTGATTCTAAAATATTATTAATATTGTCAACTCTATATAACAATTCAAAACTTTTTAATTTTAAATTTTTAATTATATTTCTATTAAATAACTCTTTTATTAGACTTAATAACTCTTCTTCTTCTAATTCTTCTTTACTATAACTTATAGAACTATTTTTAATTATTAGGGTATTATATGATTCATAATCAGTATCATAGTTTATTGATAATATCGAACCATCAATATTATAATAACTAATATTAAAACTATACCAAGCAGCGAATCTTTTCTTAGTTACACTATAATTTAATGGTTCTAGTTCTTTGATATCACTAAGTTTTATTAATAATTTATTAATTTTATTTTTCATTATTTAATCCTTATTTTAATTTCATTGATAGAACCTATAATATTCTTTAATTGATATAAAGATAATAGTATGTTAATTTTAATTAACAATTCAGAACTAGAATTACATAATTTATGTTTAAATTTAGAAGATACATCTAATATATATTTATTATATAAATTTATATAATAGAATACTAGGAGCTCTATTAGCTGTTATGTGATTCACTTTTACATTATTTTTTATAGTTCTAAGTTCTCTACTCGAAGTGAGAGAACTTAATAAATGTAATGTTCTATTTTTTTATTAATAAGTCCTTTTTATTTGTTATGTGATATTATAACAGACTAAGACTATATAACTACTTAATTTAAGCAAATTAAAGAAAATCTAAAGTAGGATCTATAGTTTACTTATAAATCCAGTTTAGTTATATAAGTATATTCTTTTATTTTCCCGAAAGATAACCTATATCTTTTCTTTATTCCATATTACTAAATTAAACACAGAGTATATATATAATAATCAAAATGTTCTATTAGTATTAAAAGTTTTTCCGTTTAGCTTCCTTTAATTAATAATTTATATAATTTTCTTCGCCAAAACATTGAATTTCTATTTTTTGTCTTGAAGAAATCATTAGTTTCTTTATAAATAGATAGTTCATCTCGTAAAAAAGAAAATAAATTACTATTAATATATTTCAATAACTCTTTATTATTATTGAAGTTATCTTCAATGAAATCAGACTCATATATTGATGGGAGTCCATCAATATATAACGATGTTAGCTTAACTAATTCTTCTTTAGTTGAACTTTTTATTATTCTATTTCGATGTAAAGCTAATTGTAATTCTTCTACATTTATAGTAGAATAGTTATCTTTATAAAAAACAATTAATTTATCAAAGAAATCATCTGTAGCTACAGAATTAAAAGTACTAAATATATCTAAATCTACCTTCTCCATATTATTTCACCTTAGTAATATAAACATATATTAATAAATCAATTAAATCTCTTTTCCAAAAGCTAGTATTTCTATTTTTTGTCTTAAAAAAATCATTAGTTTCTCTAAATAAATTCAATTCACGTTCTAAATATTCATATGGTTGACACATAATCCAGTTGTTTATGACTGTCTTACTACCCCCTAATTTCCCTTTAACTAGTTTGTTAACAGAAGGTAGATTATCTAAGTAATAATCTCTGTAATGAGATATATAATTATAGAGATTTCTATCTATTCTTATATTGTTTTTATTAATATAAGACCATAGCTTATATGCTTTCTTACTTATTTTTCTCTTTCTCTTTTTATTTTTTATCTCAGAAAACACCTTATTTATATACTCTTTGTTATAGGTTTCTTTTAAGTTTTTAATATCTTTTTTCTTTAAAAACGTTCCTAATAAACTCCAAATCTTTTCTTCTAATTCTACTCTCATGATGTAAATCCTTTATTTCTATTTATATGGATATTATAACATTTCTTTTATTAAGAAATAAAAAATTATATTGTTTTTATTATTTCTTAAGGAACTATTTAGTATAATATTAAAAGAAAGGTATAAAATGAGTATTAAATCTAAAATTAATAATGATTTCATAACAACATGTTTGGAAGTAGCTAAAGAAGGAAGTTTTTCTTTAGCACTTCCTATAGATAAGCGCTGGGATATTCCCTTACCATCGAATTTAGTAAACCAAAAACAATTTATATTAACAATAACAGGATGGGCTTATGAAAATCTAGTAATAAATAAAGATACTATTACTATTAAAACTTCATTCAATAAGGGAATAGAAACTAGTGCAACATTTAAGTGGACCGAGGTGTTAGGGGTTTTAACTAAAGACTTAGAACCTCTCTTATTTAGACAATTTACATATAATGAAGCTAGTATCTATAATGAATTATAAAAAGGATGTATAATGTATAGAATCAAAATAGAAAGAACTCATATTTTACTAGGTTTAAACAAATAAAGAAGGTAAACCTAGGTATAATGGAAACTAAATTTAATAAAGGAAAGAAATGACTATAGAAGAAATAAAACAGAAAATAGAAAATGGATATAATATTTACTCATTTGAGGGATACTTTGAAGAGATAGAAAGTTTCTCTGATATAGAGTCAGAACCTAAATATAAATATAAAACTATTATATTCGAGTACCTACCTGATTCTACGTTTTACAAAATATTATTACAGCAAAGTAGTGATGGGAATGTAGATTTAGAAACAACATGGAAAGGTAAAACTACTAAAATCGAAACTATAACTTATGAGTGGAATTAAATGGAGTTATTAATTTATAGAACATAAAAAAGGCTTAAGTAATCATTATTTAATAGAAAATGAGTAGGTGTAGATTTTTTAGGAGAATTGTATTAGATTACTAATAGTAAATTATTATATTCTTTCGAAGATTCACCATCTTATTATAAACGTGAGATTATAAAATTAAAAATTATTCAGAATCTAATGCAGAAGTCTATATATTACAAGATAAGAAAATTATTAATAAATTGAGTAACAGAGATAAATTTTAATGATTATTATAACAAGTTTGAAGGAGTTATAATTACATCTATCAATATAGAAAGAATTAGAGTTTAGGTTAAAAAACTAAAAGGTATTAATTCTGTACTCGATGGATTCGATATAGAGCTAGAGAATATGAAAATAATACTAACGTATAAGGTTCTATCTTCATATACTAATGCTAATATTAGAATATTGGCTGATATATTTATGGAAGAATGTGGATATCTACCTCCAGGTGTTTTAATTAAGTTTCATATCACTTAATTATTTTAAATTATACTAAGAAGAGAGAACTTTGGCTTCCTCTCCTCTTATTCTCTATATAAATAGAAAGTTTTTATTATTAACTATATTATTTAAACCCAGTTACTTATATTATATCTTTAGTATATTTTGTTCTATAAAAAGCTAAGGTTATAGATTTAACATTAGAAACATTCCACTTATTACTATTAAAATATGTGAAATAAATTCTATTAATTCTTCTTTATAACTATTCTTATATAAAACCTTTTGATTTATGTTATTAAAGTTATAAGATAAATATATCTTATAACTTTAATATTTTTTAATAATAATAAAGTTATTATTAAGTAAAAAGTATGTATAATACGCGTACATTTAAACAAAGGACATTACATGAAATTAATGAAATTAATTACTATCGCTCTATTACTAACTTTATCAGCTGTTGCTGAGGAATCAGACTGTAAATATCAAACTGAATCAGAAATTACTCTAGATGTTACTAAATTTTCTACTTTATTTAATGAAGTACAAAAAGGAAATAAATCTCCTCATATTAAAGAGGCTCTAGAAGCACTTTGTACTCCTAAAGATTAATACTAATCTTTAGAAAGCACATTAATAATTATTAATGTGTTTCTAAATCTATATTCATTCTTTTTACATTAAACTAAAAAAGATGTCTAAATTTACCTAATTTCTACTTTTCTATTAACTTCAATCATAATAGTTTTATATAGATAGAAAACCTCGAAACAACTCATATTCTCAACATTCCAATTAGAAATATTATTAAATTGTAAATTAGCGAACATATAACTCATAGAAGTAATATTACTATTAAATTTAGATTTATAGAACATAAATCTCATATTAGTAACCTCAAAACATCAAAATAATTTAAATTTTCATTAACTTCAGATGTATTATTAACTATCACAAAGTATCCTTTTCAATATAAATTATATTACAATTTAGTAATTAATTAATTAAAAACTTAGTATAATATTGTTATAATTATATTAAGGTAAGTAAGCAATGTTATTAACAGAAGAATATTTAGAAGAACAAAAAAAATTAGAATTGAAATATGGTAAGAATGTTGTTCTCTTCATGGAATTAGGTAGTTTTTATGAGATATATGAAGCTAATGGTATAGGTAAAGTTAAAGAAATATCTAATATCCTAAACATATTACAAACTAAAAAAAACAAAAACAAACCTGAATCACAGCGAAACCCTTTAATGTGTGGTGTACCTAGTGTTTCTTTAGATAAACATTTAAATAGATTAGCTCAAGAAGAGAAATGGACTATAGCTATAATGTCACAAACAGCTACAGATAATGGGTTTGAACGAAAAATAACCGAAATTATATCACCTGGTACTAATGTTAGAAATAATATCAAAGATGATACTAATTCTTATTTAGCTTCTTTAATATTAGATAAAAATACTAAAGGGATATACTCCTGTGGTTTATCCCTTATTGATGTAACTACTGGTAATATCAAGGTTTATGAAGGTTATGGTGTTCATAATGATAAAGAAAAAATATTAGATGAAGTTAATTTAATATTAGAGAATTATAATATTAAAGAATTAATTTTATTAGATAATTTAGATAGTAATAAACTATATTACAAATTCCCTAGTATTAATATGAAAACCTCTAATAAATCTATTCATTATAAGATACAACTTATAACAGAAACTTTTAATAAAGATTTTAGTGAATTAGGTTTAGAACAAAGTCCTTATATTATAGATTCATTAGTAGGTTTATTAGAATTCCTTATAGACCACAATAAATCTTTAGTAGTTAAATTAAATTCTATTACTTTTATTAATAATAAAGAATTTATGTATTTGGGTAATAACCCTTTAAAACAATTAAATATAATTGGTGATGATTTTTCTGTTGAGAAACTTATTAATAAGGGCATTAGTGCTATTGGTAGAAGATATATTAGAGAACAAATACTTAATCCTATTATTAATGCTGATGAAATTAATAATCGTTATAAATATTCATTATCACTAAGCAAAAGTAATAAATTACCTACTATTGAGAAATCTTTAAAGAATATTTATGATATTGAAAGGTTGAGTCGAAAATTAGAATTAAAAACTATTAAACCTTTTGAATTAGGTAATTTAGTTACTTCTTTATATGCTAGCTCAGATATTATTAAAAATATTAAGATGTTAGATACTTTGACTACATTTGAATCATATATTAATTTAGATTTAATTAAAGATTATAATTCTATTCATTGGAATTTCTTTAAAGATGAACAACTTATGACATTAAAAACAGAGTTAGAATTAATTATGGATTTATCTAATTATGAGTTTGATTCTTTTATTAAATACTCAGATAAAGATGGGTATTATTATGAATTTACTAATAAGAAATATGAAAATTTATCATTTACTTCTACTATAGAACATACGAGAAAACTTAAAAATTCTATTAAATTATTTACTTCCGAACTTTCTAGTATTAATACTCGTAGACTTGTTATAGAATCCAAAATGATGGAAATATCTAATGTTTTATTTAAAGATGTTTTAGACATCTTCGATATTACTATTATTAATATTGAGATTAATAAAATTCAGAGAATAGAGTTTTATTTAAATAATACTAAACTATTAGCTAAAAAATATTGTATTCCTACTATTTTAGATGATGTAGAGAATATTTTTGATGTTACTAACCTTAGACACCCTTTAGTAGAACACTTAGAACAAGAAGTATTTGTTCCTAATTCTATTAAATTTAATAAAGAGAATAAAGGTTATTTATTATATGGTCAGAACTCTAGTGGTAAAACTGTTTTATCTAAAAGTATTGGAATAGCTATTATTTTGGCTCAATCTGGGTTCTTTGTTCCTGCCGAATCTTTAGCTTTTACTATTAAAGACTCCTTATTTACTAGGATTATAGGTGCTGATAATATTAATAAAGGTCTTTCCACTTTTGCTGTTGAGATGTTAGAACTTAAGAATATATTAAATAGAAGTACTCCTGATTCTATGATTATCGGTGATGAAATTTCACATGGTACTGAGACTACTTCAGGTGTTTCTATTGTTGCTAGTGCTATTTTACATTTTAATGCCCCTTTTATTATTGCTACACATTTACACCAATTAGACTCTATTAATGATATTAAAGAAAAACCTTTTATTCATTTTATTCATTTAGCTTTGACTTTTGACACATCTACTAACTCTTTGATTTATAATAGAACTATTCAGAAAGGTAAAGGCTCTTCTATTTACGGTTTAGAATTCGCTAAATCTTTAGATATGCCTTTTGACTTTTTAGATAAAGCCTATGCTATTCGTAAAGAAATAGCTGATGATATTTCTGGTTTGGAACAATTAACTATTTCTAAACCTTCTTCTTATAATTCTAAATTATTTTTAGGTACTTGCTATCTTTGTGATAATAAAGGTGAAGAAGTTCATCATATTAAACATCAGCATTTAGCTGATGATGATGGTTTTATTGATACTCTTCGTAAAAATCATAAGTCTAACCTTATGGTTCTATGTTCTAGTTGTCATAATAAACAACATGAAAAAAAAATTTAATAGTGATAGTTTATGAAGAAGCATTTAGATGTTTATATTCTCAGATTCTAAATTTAATATAGAAATTAATGATTTTGATTGATATAAACTTTTATGTTGAATATTTATTAAAAAAACAGAACTTAGTACTATAAATAATATTAAAAGGATAGAATTTTGATAGTTAATACTAGCAAAGAATTAAAAAAAATTATTAAAAACTCTGATGTTGATGAGGATCTAAATTATTTAGATGTTAGTAATGTTACTGATATGAGTTCTTTATTCTCATCTTCTAAATTTGATGGTGATATATCTAATTGGGATACTTCTAATGTTACCAATATGAATAATATGTT